ACAAGAATAGAATATATAAACGACGCCATGATGATAATTCCTTATGCTTACGACAATTTTAACATAACAGGGTTTGTGGTATTTAATCAATGGCAAGATGAAGAAGAAGACAAAAAAGTATATTATACACATTTAACTTATCATGAATTTAAGACAGAAAAAAGTAGAAAAAGCAAGAAATATACACAAATATATAGAAAATATAATGAATTATATAAAAGTGATGATGTAAATCAACTAGGCAAAGAAATAAGCTTTGAAACAATGTTCCCTGATGTCGAGCCATTAGTAGAATATAATACAGATACACCACACTTCCAAATAATAAAACCACCTATTGCAAACAATTTAGATATAGAAACACCTATGGGCTTATCAATATTTGCAAATAGTATTGACAAATTAAAATCTATAGACAATAAGTATGATGGATTTGACCAAGAATATACAGATTGTAGAAGAAAAATACTTATAGACAAAACAGCGTTAAAAGGAAGACCACAAGTAAATGAAGACGGAAGTATAACTACGCAATTATATTTTGATAGAAACGACAGAACTTTCGTTGCAGTTAATGGAATGGATAATCAACCAATAAAAGAAATAGCATTTGATATAAGAAAAGATGACTTTGTTGATGGAATAAACGCAGAGCTTAACTGGCTAGGGGCAGGAGTAGGTTTCGGCGAAAGTTTCTATAAATTTGATGATAATAAAGGAACAGCAACAGCTACTGAAATACTAAGCGAAGATGATGACGCATTTAGAACAAAACAAAATTATGAAACAATGATAAAAGATGTAATAATAGATTTAGTAAAATCAGTATGCTTCCTTGAAAATATACAAATAGACGAAAATGAAATACAGATAGAATTCGATTACTCAAGATTTGAAAACCAAGAGAAAACACAACAAAGATTAGAAAGAGAAGTGTCAAATGGAATTACATCAAAAGTAGAATACAGAATGAAAGTATACGGAGAAACTGAACAAGTTGCAAGACAAAAGATACAAGAAGCGGAAGAAGAGACACCAAGCATTGATAAGTTATTAAATAATTCAGATAATGAAGAAAACCAAAAAGAAGATAACAATAATCAAAAAGAAAATGGAAATAAAGAACAAGAAAAAGAAAAGCAAAATAAACAACAAGAAAAAGAATAGTAGGTGTTGCTTATGCTAAACAATGACAAACAGGAAATGCTTATACAAAGATTAATAGATAGAATACAACAGTTGAACGAAGACATACTTGTTACAATAGGCGAAAGCATAAATAAACTAAGTACAATACAGCCAAATAAAATACATCAGATAAAGCAAATGCTATTGTATGGCGAAAACTTAGATAAAATAGTAAATGAAATAGCAAGAATAACTAATCTTAATGCAAAAGATATATACGATATATTTGAGAATGAAGCTAAAATCAATCAGGACTTTGCTAAACAATTTTATAAAGCAAGAGGAATACAGTATATACCCTTTGAACAAAATAAAGTCTTAAAAAAGCAAATAAAAGCAATAGCAGACATAACAGCAAAAGAATATGTAAACATATCAAAAACCAGCGCAATAGGTTATACAATACGAGACAATAAAGGCAATATTGTGTTTAAAAATGTGTCTGATATATATAAAGAGGCAATAGATAAAGCAACATTAAACATAGTACAAGGCAAAACTACACAAAGTCAAGAAATACGTAATTTTATGAAACAAATAGGGCAAAGTGGACTAAAGACAGTTGATTATGAAAGTGGTAGAAGTATGAGACTAGACAGTGCATTAAGAATGAACATACAACAAGCCACTAGAGACATGACTAATAACTTACAGCAACAATTTGGAGAAGAATTTGGCGCTGATGGCGTAGAAATAAGCGTACATAGTAACCCTGCACTAGACCATTTATTTCAAGGCAGACAATTTACATTGAAAGAATATGAAAATATGCAAAGTGGTAAACCTTTTAAAGATTATCAAGGTAGACAATATAATGCAATAGAAAGGGCTGTTGGACAATGGAATTGCTACCATTATATTTTTAATATTGTGTTAGGAGCAAATAATCCATTATATACAGAAAAACAACTAAAAGAAATTGAAGAAAAAAACCAACAAGGCTTTGAGATAGATGGCAAACATTATACAAACTATGAGGGGACGCAAATTCAAAGAGCTTTAGAACGCAAAATAAGAGAGCAAAAAGACATACAGATATTGGCAGTAGCAAGCAAAGACAAAGAACTAATAAATACAAGTCAATTAAAAATAACTCAGTATACTAATAAATATAGGCAATTGTGTAAAACTAGTGGACTTCCTAATCAATTAAAAACAAGAGGATTAGTAAGTGGTTATAAACGCGTAAATGTTGCAAATATATAATGTTTATGTTATAATATAAGTGAGGTAGCAGATGAAGGAATACCGTTGTAAAAAATGCAATAAATTATTATTTAAAGGCAAATTCTTAGGAATAATAGAAATATTATGCAATAGATGCAAACAAGTAAATAAAATAGAAGAACACCAAGAGTGTCAAAGTAAATAACTTTGGCACTTTTATTTTGTTATTAAATTTATTTAATATAAATTGTCTAACTTGCCGACATAAAATGTAAGGATAAAGTCCAACTTTACGACTTTAAAGAAAGGAGAAAAAATGGAACAAGAAAAAATAAATACGCAAAATGGTGAACAGGTAGAAACTGAAACTACTACTACTGAACAAGTAGAAAACAACAGTGAAAAAACATTTACTCAAGCAGAAGTAGATGAAATTGTTAAAACTAGACTTGCAAAAGAGAAAAAAGGTATACCAAGCAAGGAAGAATTAACAAAATACAATGAATGGAAAGAAAGCCAAAGAACTCAAGAAGATAAGTACAATGATTTAGTAAAAGAAAATGGAGAAAAAAGTGACAAAATTGCAAATTTGGAAAAAGAGAACAAAGTCCTTAGAGCTGGTATTACAGACCAAGACGAAATTGAATTTATTGTTTATAAAGTAAACAAAATGGAAGGAGATTTCGAAGAGAACTTAAAAAACTATTTGGCTAACTCAAAATTTGTTGAAAGAGACGAAAAAGCAACAGGAATTGAAAATAAATCAAATAATGTTGCAAAAGATGATGGGGTAATGGCAATATTAAAAGCTAAGCACCCAGACATTGATTTTTAAAGGAGGAAATTAAAAATGGCAAACGCAATAGCAAAAAATGGAACTCATAAAAGACAAGAAAGATATGCTGACACAATTGTTAAGCTTATGAGACAACAATTTAATATTAGAAATGAATTTAGCAGAGATTATGAAGGAAATCCGGTATCTGGAGCAGTACAAGTACCAACAAGAAATGGAGACATCACATTATCTGATTATGATGTTAAAAATGGTATAGAACTAACACAATCTGCAACAGATTATCTACAAATTTTAGTAGATGGACATAAAGCATTTAGTGAATTAGTAGATGGATACGAAGCAGAAGCAGTACCAGATAATTTAAGAGCGCAAAGACTTGAAAGTGCTGCTTATGTTACAGGAAAAGCATTAGAAGAAAGCGCAATCAATGCTCTAGTAACAGGAGGAACAGCATCAGCTGATACAACAGCAATGACAGAGGCTAACGTATACAAAAAAATTGCTACATTAGTTAAAAATTTAAAAGCAAGAGGAATTGCAACAAACGACTTAAGAATAGCAGTAGACGCAGACACTGAATTGCTACTATTAACAGATGAAAAATTTGCAAATACAGCTGGTACACTAGGAGCAGAACTAGTAAGAGATGGTGTAATTGGAAAAATAAATGGCGTACAAGTAAAACCTAACTATTTATTGCCATCAAACGTTGAATGCATAGTATATGCAAAACCATGGTGTCAAGCAATTGATGAATGGAAAATAGAACCATCATTTAAAGATATTGCTGATGGAAAACATGTTGGAGCATCTGCATTACAAGGTAGAATGGTATACAAAGATGTTGTAACAAACGCTTTAGCAGTAGAAGTTAAGAAAAGAAATGCTGCAAGCTTATAATTAAGAAGGAGGGCATTTTAAATGGAGTTTGAAGGACAATATTTAACCTATACTGAATACAAGAGTTTAGGTGGAACTCTAGGCGAAATGCCTTTTAATTTATTAGAATATAATGCTAGAAAAGAAATTGATTCAAGGACACAAAACAGACTGCAAGGAATAGGCAACAACTATAATGAAGTTAAATTGTGCGTGTATAACTTAATTACTACATTAGGCAGTTATGAAAGCTATACAACACAAAATAAAGCAGTAGCAAGCGAAAGCATTGATGGTTATTCAGTTAATTATGCTGGGGCAAGTACAGAAGTATCAACAGTAAAAAATAAAGAAGTAGAAGATGTTATAAGTAAGGATTTATTTGGACTAATAGTCGACGGACAGCACGTATTATATTTAGGAATATAATTATATGGAGGACTAAGGCTATGACAACTAATAGTGAAGTTACAATTTATCATAAAACGGTAGTTGATAGAAAAGATAAATGGGTAAGATATAATTATAAAAATGCGTGGGTGTTTGGAGGCAAAGGCTCTGGAATAAATAAAGGTTATGAAAACGCAAACGATGTTAATGTAAGGATACCTTATGAAACAAACGAGAATTTGAATATATCCAATTTTAGTATTGGAGATATAGTTTGCAGGGGTAACATACAAAAAGATATTACAAGTCAATCCGAACTAAATGGAATAGAGTTTTATAATATAACATCAATTACAAACAATACATTTGGGGAAAATAAGCATATTCATTTAGGAGGCAAATAGTATGGGACTAAAGCCAATAAGTGAAATAAAAGCTAATTTAGGAATAGAACCAAATGGAAGAACACAAAAATTTTTTACTAATACTTGTTATAGACATATGGACAAATATGTTCCAAAAGATACGGGGAACCTAAGAACAATAGTAAATATTGAAGCAGATAGCATAACATATGAAAGCCCTTACGCACACGCTCAATATATAGGCGAAGTAAATGGTGGCCAAGTTAAAAATTACACGACACCTGGTACTGGACCTTATTGGGATAAAAGAATGGTAAGTGCTGAAATGCAAGATGTTGTTAGGGAAGTACAAGCATATATTGGAGGAGAATAATGGCTATTGAAATTGAAAATAAAAGAATAACTAAATTAGGCGAATATTTGGAAAATATACTAAATGATTTAAATAATAAGTATAAAAAAATAAATGCTGATTTTTTAGATATTGGAGTGAATAATTATTCTCTAGATAAAATACCTACTGCAAGTACAGTTTATAAAACTATAATTGGTACAAGAATATGTCGTGATGTATATTCATTTAGAAGCAGAAATACTTATTCAAGTGATAGAATCAACAATTTAAAAAATATCGGTTTTTTTGAAGAATTTGAAAGCATTATAAAATCTAATGATGACAAGGGCGTTTGGCCTGAAATAAAAGGAATACAGAGTATAGAATGTCTAAATTGCGGTACAGTGTCTGTTGCAAACACCAATACTTGTGAAATGGACATACAAATACAAATTGAATATAAGGAGGATTAAAATGAAACTAATAGCTAATAAAAATTTCACTCATAATGGAAATTATTACTTCAAAGATGATGAAATAGAACTTGAAAAAATAAAATATGAAGATATAGTCAGAATGAATGAAAATGGTTTTATTAAACCTCTATGTTTAAAAGAATTAGTTCAAGTAAAAAAAGAACTAGAACAACCAAAATTTTTTAAAAAAGAGGAGGAATAAAAAATGGCACAATATAAAAGAAAAGATTTTGCACATTATTTTAATACCGCCGCTTCAGGTAGTGAAGTAGATTGGGAAATAGAAGGTATAGGCGTTGAAGCTTTATCACTTACATATAATCCACAAATAGATACATTTAAGCAAATAATAGATGATGTAGCAAATTCAACTTTTGATAGCTACCAAATTCAATCTAGTGTTTCAGGAAAAAGAATTGAAAGCACAGACCCAATTTGGAGTTGGTTAAATCAAGCAAGATTAAATGCCGAATGTATAGAAACACAAATGCTAGAAATAGATATGAAGTCAGATGCAAAAACTACAGGAACATATACTGCATTAAAATATAATGTATTAATTGTAATTAACGAATTTTTAGGAGAAAATGCAACAATTTCATATGATTTATATGTAAAAGGCAAACCTACAAAAGGTACAGCTACAATTGCTTCTGGGAAACCAGAATTTACAGAAGCTGGATAGCAATATAAGGGATTGGGCAATAAAAGTTCAATCCCTATTTTTTAAGGAGAGATAAAATGGAAAGTATACAATTAAAAAATGATAACTTATTCAAAATAGGTATTAAGAACAATGAAGGTCAAGATACAGGAGAAGTTATAACAATTGATATGGAAGATATAGAATTACCTTTAAAATTACAAGAATGTGAAACTAAAATAAAACAAAACGAAATGTGGCTTGGCATACAAAAAAAACAAATAGAGAGTAGACCTGATAAAAAAGGCAAAAAACTTTTGAGTGCGAATCAAGAATCTTTAATAAAATTACTAAATGAATTTTATGCAAGACAAACAAAAGCATGGGAAATATTTTTAGGAGATGGAGCAATTTCAAAAATATTGTGTGGCAGAAAACCTTATTATACGATGTTTGCCGAATTAAATGAACAATTAATGCCATTAATGCCAAAAATTAAAGAAAATTGTAAATCAATACAAGAAAAAATAAAAACAAAATATATGAAAAAAGAAACAGATGTGATGGAATAATGGATAATCCACAATATGTAAAAATAAAAAATAAAAAATACAAAATCAATTCAGATTTTAGGGTAGCTTTAGAATGTGACAAAATTGCCAGAAATAACAAAATAGGTGATACTGAACGAGCATTAGCAATAATTTATAAGCTATTTGGAGACGATGGCCTTAATTCAAACGAGGATTGGACAGAATTAATTAAACTAGCTCAAAGATATCTTTTATTAGATAAAGGTGAAAACTCTTTTAAAATTGAAAATAAAAAGCCTGATTTTGACTACGAAAAAGATAAACCATATATTCGCACAAGTTTTATACAAGATTACGGATATAATCCCTATGAAAAGGAATATTTACACTGGTGGGATTTTTGGAACGACTTGAATGGCCTTTCAAATAGTGAATTTGGTAATTGCTGTATATTAAATAGGGTTAGGAATTTAAGAAATTATGATTTAAGTAAAATAAAAGACCCTAAAGAACTTTCAAAAATTATAGAAATGCAAAAAATGGTTGCGTTAGATTTAGATGATACTCAAGAAGAAAATAAATATACAAAAGAAGAACAAGAAAGTATAAATAATTTTTATAGACAAGCAGGTATAAAAAGAGAGGAGGAATAACTCGTGGCTGATGGTTGGATTACAATAGGTACAAAAATAGATAATGATAAATTTGATAAACAATTAAGAGACATAGACAAAAAAATTGCTAATGAAGAAAAAAATACTAAATTAAAACTAGAAGCCAAAATAGAAGCTGAAAATGAATTAAAAAGGCAGCAAGAATTAGTATTTCAATTAGAAAAACAATACGCTAAGGCAGCAGAGCAAGCAGAAAAATTACAAAACATAATGTCTAAAAAACAGCAAGGAGTATCTTTGACACCACAAGAATTCATGGATTTATCAGGCTATGAAGAAGTAATAAAAAATGAAGAAAAAATAGGTTCTCAACTTGATAAAATGTATGATAAACAATCTAAATTAAATAATTCAGTAAAAAAAACAACTCAGTCTTATGAAAATTCCAAAAATAAAGTTTCTGAATTGAAAGATAAAGCAGAAAGTATAAATCTAAAAAAACAACAAAAACAAGTAGAAAATTTTCAAAAAAACATGGCTAATGTTGGAAAAAATACTGGAAATGCAATAAAATCTATTGGAAGATTAGCAATAGGAGTGTTAAGTGTTGCTAGTGCATACAGTTTGCTAAAATCTGCTTCTAGTACATTAGGTCAGTATGACGAACAATATGCTACCAATTTAGAATATATAAGATATTTACTAGCAGAAACATTAGCACCAGCTTTAAAATATTTAGTTAATTTAGCAGGTACATTATTGAGCTATTTAAATTATATACTCAATGCGTGGTTTGGTATAACATTATTTAGTAAAAACAGTGCTAAAAACTTTTCAAACGCTCAAAAAAGTACTTCAAAAATGAAACAAGATTTACAAACAGCAGGATTTGATGAAATGCAAATTTTGAGTGATACTTCAACATCAGATGGAGGTGGAGGAGTAGCACCATCTATTGACCCTACTTCAATACAAGGAGAAATACCAGAATGGCTACAATGGATAGTAGATAACAAAGATTTAATACTATCAGTAATGGCTGGAATTGTAGCAGCATTGGTCGCATGGAAATTAGGACTTGATGCAATAACATCATTAGGAATAGGAACAATGATTGCAGGAGTAATTAAAACGGTACAATCATTATTGGATTACTTGGAAGACCCTAGTTGGGAAAATTTTGGAAAAATAATTCAAGGAATAGGAATATTTGTTATAGGATTAGGAGTAGCTTTTCTTGGATTGCCAGGTATAATAACAGGCGTAGCTATATTAATATTAGGAATAATAGTACAATATTGGAATGAAATAAAATCATTTTTACAAAAAGGAATAGATTGGCTGTCAAGCAAAAGCGACTGGGTCCACGAAATGTTTGGAGATACAATTGGGGAAATATATGACACGGTTGTAGCAAACATACAACTAGTGTTAGATTGGTTTGATAGTCTATTTAAAAATGTAAAAATCATATTTGATAATATAGTACAATTTATTCAAAATGTATTTGCAGGAAATTGGAAAGCAGCATGGGAAAACGTAAAAAATATATTTGCAGCTATTTGGGATCATATGGTAAAAACTGCAAGCACCTTTTTTGGTATGATATGGAATAATGCAAAAGCTATTGTTGTTACCATTGGAAATGGAATAGTAAATATTTTTAAATCAGTAGTAAATGCTGTGTTATGGACTATAGAACAAGTTTTGAATGGCCCAATTAGAACAGTAAATGGCCTTGTAGGAATTATAAATAAACTTCCTGGGGTAAGTATGCCATATTTATCAGAATTTCATTTACCTAGACTTAAAGTTGGTGGTATTATAAATATGCCTGGACGTGGTGTACCAGTAGGAGGTCAAGCTATAGGAGGAGAAGCTGGAAGGGAAGGCGTAATACCTTTAACAGATAGTCAAGCTATGGAAACGCTAGGAGAAGCAATAGGAAGATACATAACAATAAATGCTAATATAGTAAATACTATGAATGGAAGAGTTATTTCAAGACAATTACAACAAGTTAAGAATTCTAGTGATTTTGCATACAATACATAGAAAGGAGCATATAAATGTACGTTGATAAAGATAGTGTAGTAATAGAAAATATCAATATGGGGGAATATTTAACACAAGCTGATTTTGAATATAATAAATTATGGTCCTCAGATAGTGGTAGAAATTTAGCAGGAACTCAAAAACGGAACACTAATACGGTATATTTCCTAAGCTTGTATTAAGTTATAGGGCTTTAAATAAAGACGAAGTGCATTCACTTTCTCATATATTTGATAGTGCTAGGCAAACAGTTAAATATTATGATGATAATAAAGGCCAAATGGTAACTATGACAACATATACTGGAGACTGGAAAGCAGTTAGCAAAAAAATAAATAAATGTGAGCCTTTTTCTATAAGCTTTATAAGTACTAAAAAAAGGAGTTGATATTAATTGAAAGAGCATACTAATGATTTTAAAGAAGAAATAAAATTGCTAGGAAAACAGCAAGAAGTAAAAATAACATATACTCAAAATAATGAAAATATTACGTTAAACAGTGAAGATATTAATACTGTAACTCCAAATTATAAAGGTAACCTATTAAAATCGGTAATGAAAGGCATAGACATAGACAGTAATATATCTATACCGAAAGGAACTCAAATTAAATTTGAATATGGACTACTTGTAAATGGCTCATATGAATATTTAAATTATGGTAATTATATAGTGTACTCTAGTGAAAAACAAGAAGACTTAAAAAGTTATAAAATAACTTGCTATGATAAATTATTATATTCTATGGTTGATTATAAACCAATTACAATAGATTATCCTTGCACAAATAAGGCGTTTTTAAGCGCCTTGTGTGCAGAATTAGGATTAACATTTAAAGATTCAAATTTTGCTAATCAAGACAAAATATTAGAAAAAGACTTTTTTACCGAGCAAGGATTTACTTACAGAGATGTATTAGACCAAATTAGCGAAACAACTGGTGGAACTATATGTTTAACATTGAATGATGAAGTAGAAGTAAGATATATAAATTCAACAGATGACACAATAGATGAAGAATACATAAATAATACAAACGTAAATTTTGGTGAAAAATATGGACCAATAAACAGTATAGTATTAAGTAGAAGTGCAGGAAGCGATAATATATACAAACGTGATGAACAAAGTATTGCAGAAAATGGACTATGTGAAATAAAAATAAGTGATAATCAAATAATGAATTGGGAAAACAGAAGCGAATACTTAGATGAATTATCACAAAAATTATTTGGAATAGAATATTATTTAAACGACTTTACTTCAACTGGTATAATGTATTATGATTTACTAGATATGTATAACATAAAAATAGGTAATGAAACTTATAATTGCTTAATGCTGAATGATGAACAAGATATAACACAAGGACTAGAAGAACAAATTTTTACTGAAAGACCAGAATATAGCGAAACAGATTATACAAAAGCTGATAAAACAGACCAAAAAATAAATAAAACTTCACTTATTGTAGATAAACAAGGACAACAAATACAAGGAATTATAAGCCAAATAGGTGATAGAAGTGAAAAAACAACAACTATAACCGCTGATATAGAAGGACTTCAAAGTCAAGTTAGTGATATAGAATCATTGACCGAACACGTTAATGGAAGAACAAAAATAGTTTTAGAAAACTGTTTAAAAGGCGAAATAGTAAAGTTAATAATAAAAGGCAATAGTTTAGAAATAAAAGGATTATACCCAAGTAAGACACTTTATCCTAGTAAAACGCTTTATCCAAGAAAACAAAAACCTAAAGGTGTATTTGCACAATTATTGCCAAGTGATGATTTATTACCAGATGATAATTTACTTCCATATGGTGGCGAAAGTAAAATTTCAGTAACAGATGAAAATGGAAATAGTATTGTATATGATTTAGGAATAAAATATTCTTTAAAAGCAGTTGGAAACGTATATGATGAATATATTTTAGAAAATAATAGAGCTAAAATAATAAGAAGAATAAATGAAGACTGGACTGCAAAAGATTCTCCTGTCGAGGAAAGCTTAGGCTTTTTAATTATATCATTAGAAGAGGGAAATAATACAATACAAATTATAGATGATATAGCTGATATGGAAATAATTTACGTACCTAAAAATAATTTTACAGATGTTTTTGCAACAAAAGTTGAAATGAATAGTAGTATAGAACAAAGTGCAAAAGCTGTAGAAATAAATGTAAATAAAAAATTAGAAAATTATAGTACAACTACTGAAATGAATAGTGCAATTAAAGCCACAGCAGATGAAATAAATTTGGAAGTTTCTAAAAAAGTGGATGAATCAGAATTAGGCACAAAAATTTCACAAAATTCGGAAGCGGTAAAAGTAGCATGGAATAATATAAATGAATATATAAAATTAGAAAATATATCAAGTCTAGCAAGTTTATCAATATATGATGACCAAGGTAGGCTTATGGCATTGAATAAAAACGGGCAAAATTTTTATAAGAGTGGAAACAAATTTGGAAGCATGGGAATTATGAAAGCTAAAGATAGTGATACCAATAATTATGGCTTAGCTTTTGTACTTGATGGTAAAATTTCAGGAAATAATATTATACCTGATAACAATTTCATGGGATTTTGTTACAAATCCAAAGACAGCAATGGAAATGAAATAATAATACCATTTTTTTATTTAGGGAAAATAAAAAGTAGTCAAAATGCAGGCATACATATGATAAGTGATTTATATTTTGAAGGAAATTCCATAATTGCAGATGAATTTTATATAAAAAACAGTTCAGGTCAAAATATTTTTATAATACATGATAATAATATAATTTATAAAAATAATTTTATACAAAACTTAATTAATACATATAGTGATAGTTCACAAGGAATAAACGCAATCACAAATATGTATGTGGTTAGTGATGCTCCAATGGGATTATTTGCAATAGATATAAATGGTAATTCTGGTTATTGGATTGGCGATGATAGTGATAGAAAACTAAAAGAGAATATAGAAGATAGTGATATATCGGCATTAAAAATAATAGACAAGATAAAACACAGAAAATTTAATTGGAAAAAAAGTAAAAAAGAACAAAGTATAGGATATATAGCTCAAGAAATAGAAGAACTTAATAAAGATTTAATTTATAAATTCCCAAAAAATCCAAAAAAGCAGGCTATTACTGATGAAGATTATTCTTATCAAATAAATAATGTAGCAATGAATGCTTTATCTACAAAAGCTATTCAAGAATTACATGAAATAGTCAAAAATCAACAAAAACAAATAAATGAATTAAAACAAGAATTAGAGGAATTAAGGAGGGAAAGAAATGGATAAAATAAATTTTCAAAATAAAAAATTACCAGCATTAAACGCTACTAACTTAAATCAATTACAAACTAATGTAGAAAATGCAATAAATTCATTGCAAAATAATATTATACATGCAACAATAGCTCAAAATCAAGCTTCTAGTAGTATATTTAAACTGTCGAGTTCTAATACAGAAAACTTAACCTTAATTGATGCTATCGTAGTTGGAAATAAATTAAGTTTAGAAAATGGCAAAATAGTAATAGGAAGTGGTGTAAATCATATAAAAGTTTCAGCTAATGTATACTATTTTGCAAATGTTACTACTGGAAGAAAAGGACTTTATTGTACTAAAAATACTAGTACTGCAATTCAAAGCTCACAAAAAATTGAAGAACCATATTGTAGTTTTGGTTTTGCAGAAGGCTATATTTCAGTGCAAGAGGGAGATACTATTGGTTTATCTTCACGAGGAACTGCAAATGATGAAATATATTGCGGAGAATCTTCTACATGGATAACAATAGAAGTTATAGATTAATAACATATTGTAAAAAAACTAAAGTTAACTAATTATTTAAATTTAAAGGAGGAATAACATGGATAAAATAACATTTGTAGATGACACAGAGCCATCCATATCAGCAGATAATTTGAATCTATTGCAAGAAAACATAGATATTGGAAAATTTGAAAAAATGACATATTCGCTTAATTTGTCTGCAAAAAAATGGTACAGAATAGCAAGAATTGATGGTACACAAGGTGCAACAGGTAATAGTTTCATATTAAATATTAATACGTCTTTTGGAGCAGATACAAACAAATCTTTCGTTATCGGGATTTCCATAGCATATAATAAAGCAAATATAGTTACGTTAAGTTGTACTGAAAATCCATCTACTAATGTAGTTTCTGAAGTCAGAGTTGTAAAAGATAGTGCAGGAATTTGCTATTTAGAAATATTTTATAATTTAAGTACTGCTAACAACGTAAGTTTTGAAATAATGAGTAATAAAAGCAATATTACAGCATTAAATTTTGAAGACACGGTATCAGGAGAAATATTAATAAAATCTCATAATATAAGAAATCCTTATGAAATAACAACAGGGCAAGAAACAGCAACAAATGAATATATAGATGGAAAACAAGTATATATGAAAAGAATAAATTGTGGTGCGTTGCCAAACGCTTCTCAAAAAGCCGTAGCTCACGGGGTAAGTGGTTTTGTGTTGACAGACATTAAAGCAGTTTTTACTGGTACATCAGGAGATAGATTATTTGTACCATATGTAAATCCGAATAACGCGTCTGAATCAATAGCATTAGGTTTGAACAATAATAACATATATCTAACAACTGCTATTAATTATTCTAGTTATACGGGTTATGTAACTATGTATTATACTAAAAATTAAAAATTGCAAAAATACAAATAATATGATACAATAAAATTAAAGAAACGAGGTGGTTATAATGTCAAATAAAGTATATGATGTTCTTAAATATATTACTTTAATAATTTTACCAGCTGTAATAACATTTTATGGTGTAGTAGGGAACGCTTGCAATATACCATATACTGATATAGTGTTAACAATAGCAACAGCATTTAATACTATGCTAGGAACTTGCTTAGGTATATCTAACATTAACTACAACAAAAAAATAAAGACAGAACAGTAATTTATATAGAATTGTGTTTAAACTGTCTTAAAATTGATTATAGGAGCTTATAAGCATATGAAAAAGCTATTTCAAAAGATAATAAATAAAAATATAATAAAAATTTTAAATATTTATGCTAGTTCTTTAACAAGAAAAGGAACTAAATTTGAAAAAATGTTTGACGAATATGTATGGTATCAAACAATGGATTTAATAAAAATAATTAAAAGGAATTATGATAAAGATAAAAAATGAAAGATTGATTAATTTTTATTATAATGTTATAATTGTAATAGGCTAGATAAGGAGTAGCTACCTTATTGAAAAGTCATCCTAGTTGACCTGCCTAAATAATTTAACTAGGAGAAACTAGGTAATTATATGAAAGAATTTAAAATTATAAGTAAAACTTATGGAGAAATTACTACATTATTAGATGATGAGGATTATGAAAAAGTATCAAATATGGGTAAGTGGTGTGTATCTCGTGATAGATATGGATATTATTTTCAGAAAAGAATAAACAAAAAAATAATAACATTACATAGATTTATTATGAATGCACCTAAAGGTATATATATAGACCATATAGACCATAACACTTTGAACAATCAAAAAAGTAATTTGAGAATTTGTAGTAATGCTGATAATATTAGAAATGGTAAATTAAGAGTGAACAATAAGTCTGGATATACTGGTGTTAGGTATAGAAAAGATAGAAAAAAATGGTATGCTTATATTAAAGTAAATTATAAAAATATTACTTTAGGAACATATAAAACAAAAGAAGAAGCTATAAATGCAAGAAAAGAAGCAGAAATTAAATATTTCAAAACATAAAGGAGGAAATAATTATGAAATTTAACGAATGGTTAGAATATGTTAAAAGTGTAAATGGTGTAGATGTTGATGGATATTACTCAAAACAATGTGTTGACCTAACAAATCATTACTTTAAAAATGTAATAGGTTTAGAAGGTAATACTGGTGCAGATTATGCTAAAAATTTAATACATAACAAATATTTATTAGAAAATTGTGACTTAATTGAAAATACATTAGAATTTATACCACAAAAAGGTGATGTATTTGTAAATTGTGGTTATACATACGGACATACTGGTGTATGTTTAGGCGAAGGCGATATAAATAGATTTAAAGTTATAGACCAAAACTTTGATGGTAAATGTTCTTTATTAGAAGGATATAGAGATTATGTAAGTGGTACACCTTTATATTTCTTGAGACCACATAACCAAGAAAATATTGTAGAACCAATAATTGAACAACCAGTTGAACCACAAAAATCAGTTGATGAATTAGCTCAAGAAGTTATTGCTGGTAAATGGGGAAATGGCGAAGAAAGAAAAAATAATTTAGAAAATGCTGGATACGATTATGGTGCTATACAAAATAGAGTAAATGAAATGCTTTCTGCTCAAGAAACAATAGAAGAAATAAGAGTAGGAGACAAAGTAAAAGTACTAAATGCTACACAATATAATGGTCAACCATTTAAAACTTGGTATGATGTGTATGATGTTATTGAAGTTGCAGGAGATAGAGTTGTAATAGGCATTGGCAACGAAGTAACTTGTGCTATAAATATAAATAATATTCAAAAAGTTTAATTATGATAGAAGAACTAAAAACTATTATAATAAACAATGCCACAACTATTGCTATATTAATAGTAATATTGAAATTATTTATTGAAATAGACAAAAGTGATAAAATAAAATTCAGCCCTATAAAGTCAATAAAACATTTTTTTGTTGGTGATTTGAAAGAACAAATAGATAATAACAGAGCTAGTGAAATAAAATATGAATTAGTTAGTTATCTTAAATTATCAGAAGAAGGTAAAAATTTAAGTGAAAACGACATAGCTTTCGTAAGAGACATTTATGATGAATACCACAACAAACTAAAGAGAAACCATTTAGGTACTATAATGTATGAAAAAATAGAAAAACATTATAGTGAACAGATTGACAAAAAGGAAAATATATGATAATATTAAATCACGCATTGGTAACATTATTATTTGAGAGATAGGAAACTATCTCTCTTTTTGTGTTGAAAATTTAATTTAAAAGTGGTATAATAAATTTAAGGAAATTAACTATAGAACGGAGTTGATAATATGGAGGAAGAGAATACTTTAGCATTTGAGTTATTGCATGAAGTAAAAAGTGCTTCCAAAAGATGGTTTATTATATTTATTATAACGTTATTAGCATTGATTGGAACTAATATAGGCTGGCTTATTTATGAATCACAATGGGAATATGTTTCAGAAGAAACAACTCAGACAATTGAAGATATTGACAATTCAACTAATAGCAAATTTACACAACAAATAAATTAGGAGGTCTGTTATGAGAATGTATCAAAGTAAAAAAACAATAACTAAAAGAAAAAATAATAACAGGAGGAATACAAATGGCAACTCCAAGAAAGTTAGAAGAAAAAGACGTAAATAAACTAGATTTTACAAAATTTGAATTAGAATATATATTAGAAAACGCCAATTTTAGCATTGATGAAGAAAAAATATTTAAAATGATTACAAACAAATATAGAAAAACCATAATAAACATAGCAATAGAACTTAATCTTAGCGAAAGCTCTGTTAAAAGAAGAATTAAAAATATAAAATCCAAAATTTTAAGACTACTCTAAAAAGAGTGGTCTTTTTTTGACACTTTTTTGAACTTTTTTAATACAATTTTTATTTTATAATATAATTAGGAGATGATATTATGATGTTTTTTATAACAATAATAAGTGGTGCAAATGAATAATTATTATGGATATAATCCAACTAATCCATATTTGTATCAACAATCAAGATATATACAACCTATAGATCAGACTAGTCAAAATATTCAACCATTTAATCCACAACCACAAATTATAAATAAGCCTACTAGTTTATTAGGAAAATCAGTAGATAGTATTGATGTAGTAAAAGCTATTGATATTCCATTAGACGGAAGTATAAGCTATTTTCCATTGGCGGATGGTACAGCTATTGCTACTAAGCAATTACAACAAAATGGAATAAGTAAAATAATTATTTACAAACCTGTAGAAGAAAAAGAAAAAAATACACCTAAATATGCTACAGTAGAAGAAGTAGACCAAAAAATAGAAAATATAGATTTTAGTGAAATAGAATATTTAAGAGAAGATATGGAAAATTTGCGAAGAGATATGAAGGAAATAAAAAATAAAATGAAAATAAAAGATAAGGAGGATTAATTATGCCTAATCCAGTACAATTTTTAAAAAGTGTTATGGGTATTGGTAGCCCTAAACAAATGGTAATGAAAATGATGGGTAATACTAATAATCCTGTTATAAATAATTTAGTAGATATGGCTAACAAAGGCGATACAAAAGGGATAGAAGAATTCGCTCGTAACTTTTGCAATGAGCGAGGTGGAAACTTTGATTCAGAATTTTCTGAATTTATGAAAAACTTTAAGTAGTTATCAACATAGCTAGCAAAATGTTTGATATATATATTTTAAAAAGAAGGAGGAATCATTATGAATTATGGAGACGGAGCACTTTCTGCTTCAGATGTTGCTTTACTTTCAGGAAACAATGGAAGAAGTAACGATGGCTTTGGAGAAGGATCAGGCTGGTGGATTATTGTCTTTTTAATCTTTGCTTTTATGGGATGGGGCAGAAATGGATTTGGTGGAAACCAAGGTTCAGGAGCTGCTGACAACTATGTATTAGCTTCTGATTTTGCAACACTTCAAAGACAAATTGATAGTTCTACTGCTACTCTTGAGAGAAAAGCAGATGCTACTCAACAAGGAATTTGCGATGGATTTTATGCAATGAATACAGGAATGTTAAATGGATTTTCAGGAGTTCAACAAGCAATGTGCCAAGGATTTAGCGGAATAAATCAAGCTATTAATACTAATGGCTATGAAACTAGACTTGGAACACAAACTTTAGGAAGTCAATTAGCAGCTTGCTGCTGCGATATTCGCCAAGAAATTGCAGATTGCTGCTGCAAAACACAATCTAATATTAAAGATGTAAATTATAACATGGCTATGAACACTAATGCTCTTCAAAATGCTATGTGCTTAAATACTAGAGATTTAATTGAAAACCAAAATGCAAATTACAGAGCTTTACATGATGAAATTGTTGCTAATAGAATAGAAGATAAAAATGCTCAAATTCAAGCACAACAAAATGAAATTAACGCTTTAAGATTGGCAGCAAGTCAAGAAAGACAAAACACTTACTTAATTGACCAATTAAAACCTTGCCCAATTCCAGCTTATATAACTTGCAATCCATATCAATCTGTTAATTACAATGGATGTAATTGTGGAAATTATTAATAAAGTGTGTCCACTACACTAAAAAAGTGTGATTTTACTTATAGGGTAGTATCACACTACCCTATTTTTTTATTAAGGAGGAATAATATGGAATGTGTAAAAAATTGTAGACTTTGCGACAAATTTATATTAAGTCAAAGTATTGTATATAATGCAACAGTAAATCAATTAATAGTAGACTTGCCAGCTGGAAGCTATCAAAATTGCTCAAAATATTGTATAGTTTTGGCACAATCAATTCCAACAGAAACTACAATAAATGCACAGGTAGTGTTTACTATCGGTGGAGATGCAACAGTTGGTTATCCATTTTTAAATCAAAATTGTACTCCTATATATGCTTCACAAGTAAGAACAAGAAGACTTTATCCTACAAGAGTAAATACATCTGTTGGAAGCGGAGTGTTTAAATATATAGGAAATTGTTGCCTACCAAGTAATGCCACAACAGTAAATACTGCTATACCTGTAACTACTGCAACTACAGCTACTCAAAGCACTAGATCAGTAGTAGAAAATACTTCTAAAAAATAAGGGGTGATCTTATGGAAGAAAACAAAGAAATGAATACTGAAGATTTAAATTGTAAAGTAATTTCTGAAGTTGAAAAAGTAATTGGTCAAATAGTAGGAAATTCTTTACAAGTGGAAAATGTTGATTTACTTGGAAAATTAGTTGATATACATAAAGATATATCAAATGAAAAATATTGGAAAGTAAAGGAGGATAAAATTATGTATTACAGAGACGATTATAGAGATGACATGTATAGAGGAGGACGTTCAAGAGATAGCCGTGGTAGATATACAGAAAGAGGTTATGACAAAAGATATCGTGGCGAAGAAATGATAGATCATATGCAAAGAGATTATAGAAATTATAATGAAGGCAGAGAAGAATACAACAGAGGAAATTATGGAGCAAAAGGCGAAACATTAGAAAGCCTAGAATATATGATGCAATCAGTAGTAGATTTTGTAGATATGCTACAAAAAGATGCTAATTCTCAAGAAGAAATAGAAACTATAAAAAAATATACTAGGAAAATAAGTGAAATGTAATGTACCAATTTTACAACGCTAACTCAAAAGGCAATTTCACTAACGATTGTGTCATAAGAGCTATATCATTAGCAGAAAATAAAACTTGGGATGAAACATATGAAAAATTAAGTGACATAGCCCAAGAAGAAGGAATAATTTTAGATGACGTAAATTTCGTAGAAAATTATTTAGATGAAAGATATAGAAGAATACCACATTATTCAAGATATATAGGAGAATTTATAGAAGAATATCCAAACGGTACATTTCTTGCAACAATGCCACGGTCATATAACCGTAATAAAAGATGGAATACTCTATGATACATTTGATTGTAGAAATAGAAGAATGTGGTGTGCTTGGAAAATAAGATAAAATAAATGCAGTATTGAAAAATATAGATGAAATGATTGCAATGCAGATTCTATGATATACTGCATAATATATGGCGAGATAGGAAAGTGGTTAATCTCCAACTCTGCAAAAGTTGTATCGTCAGTTCAAATCTGACTCTCGCCTCCATATGCAGATATTCATATATCAACCTCTGAGAAATGTTTTAAAGCATTTCTCTTTTTATTTGATAAATTTATCAATAAAATAATAAAATGGTCTTACAATTGATTACAAGAGCAAATTGACATATCTAAAAATAAATGCTAAAATAAAATTGAAGGTTGATATGTATAGGAGGTGTTTTTATGTCGCATAGAAAAGACCCTAACAGAATAAAAGTAAAAAATGAATTAATAAAACGATACGGTAAACGGTGCTGGATATGCGGTAGAAAATTCAACACCAACAAAAGATTACAGTTGCATCACATATTAAAGTGGTGTGAGAAACACGAAACAGATATTTCTAATACCTCTATTTTATGTGAAAAATGTCATAAAAATCTGCATAAATATGAAAAAGTAGATAAAAAACGGTATCAAGAAATTAATAATTACTTGTCACGATATAAAGATAGTTATTAATAAAGCTATCTTTATTTTTACATTGACAAAAATAATTTCATATGTTATAATACAAAGTGTAACACACATTTGCAATACGAATAGTATATTTTATAAACCTCAAAACGCTACCCTTGAAAAAGGGTAGTATTTTTTTACATTATATGATATAATATTTGTATAGTAAAAAATAACTAACTTATAATTAAGGAGGTACTTATATGAAATATTTATATAAAATAAGTGAAAGAAGCGTAGTCACTCTTCTTAGAGGAGTAGACTTTGAACTGGATGAAAAAATAATATACTTAAAGAAAGAGAAAGAATATATTTCTACAAATTATTTGAAACATATTTTAGTAAGTAAAAAATCAGAATTAGTTTCCTTCACTTTTGATTTAAATGATGTAGAAAAAATACAAAATAATATCAAAGAGGCTTATAGTTAGCCTCTTTTTTCTTACTCTACCAATGATTATAAGAAATTTTTAAAAAATAATAAAAAAGTATTGACATAGTACGGACAATGATATATAATAGTGTCAACAAAGGGAGGAATTAATATGATAAAAATTAAAAAAGAAGATATGGAAATAATAAATAAAGCTATTAATAAAGTTAATTACAAATATAATATCGAAAATAATAAATGTGAGTTAGAAGAACTTATATGTTTAATAAGAGATTTAACAGAATTAGTAGAATATGAAGAAGAAGAAAAAAACGAATTAAAAGATGATATCAATGAATATGGTTTGAATTATCCAAAAGAATATTATGAGTAGGAGGTGAAACTTTGAAAACTTTAAAAGAACAATATGAGAGTATACAAAAATGGAAAAAAGAAAATGTAGTAAGAAAAGAAGCATTAATACCTAAAAAAGATTATGAATGGTTTAAAATGAAACTTAAATCTATGGGAATAAGTTATAACAGATGGGTAAATCAAAAGATAAAAGAAATGGAAAAATTAGAGGATAGGGGTGAAAATAAATGAGTATAGGACAATTTATAATATTAGTATTTATGTTTAGTGTAATAGCATATGTTTTTGGATATGCAATAGACGAAAAGAGAGTTGATAAAAATGAAATTAGAAACAAAGTTAAGAATAGCAAAAGAAATGTATAAAGAAAAAGAGAAAAAAAGTGAAAAAATAAAAGAACCAAAACAAGAATTTAAAATAAGAAAATTTACTAGAAGAGATATTGATATTTTAAATAATAAAAATGGAAAGTGTGAAAAAATATACGAAAAATACAGTAAAAATAAATCTGAAAAATTAAAGAAAAAATGGTATGAAACCATAGAAAAGGAATTTGGGGGAATTGAAAATGATATTAAGTGTTGAAGAATTTGGAAAAGAATATATGATTGTATTAGAAAAAGAGGAAAAAGAGATATCAGAAAACGATTGCGAACGTATGCCAAACATTGTGTCTGGAATAATACATTTAAAAGATATAGAAAACTTGATAACTCATTTAGAATATTTTAAAAATAATGATAGTTTAGATAGAATGGATATAAAAATAGGAGGTGAAGAATAATGATAAAATTTAGAGATTTAAGAGCAAATGAAATTGATGTAAGGATTTCATCTGTAAAACCAAATGGATTAAATTTACTTTTATATAAAGATGCTCGTGTAGACCAAAACATTTTAGATGAAACAGTTGGACCAGAAAATTGGCAACGTGACCATAAAGAATTAAAAGGAAATATTTACTGTGGTATTTCAATTTGGGATGATAAAAAAGAACAATGGATTATAAAATGGGACTGTGGTAAGGAAAGTTTTTCTGAAGCTGAAAAAGGTGAATCATCTGATAGTTTTAAAAGAGCAGGATTTAATTGGGGAATAGGGAGAGAATTATACACATCTCCATATATATGGATATCTAGCACAAAATGTAATATAGAAGAAAAAAACAATAAAAAAGTATGTAGCGATAAATTTATAGTAACAAAAATAGTTATAGAAAATAAAGAAATAACAGAATTAGAAATTTTAAATAAGACATCAGGAATAATATGTTTTGAATGGAACAAAAAATCTACAAAAATAGAAGAACCAATAAAAGATGGATTGATTACTGACAATGAAGCAAAAGCAATTTATAAAGCACTTTTAAAAAAATTAGAAACTAATGAAAAAGTTATTGATTATTTAGATAATAAATATAAAATTGACAACACAAGTAAATTATTAAGAAGCCAATATGCTGAAATAATAAGGGAAAATAAATAATGAAGTTGCAAGGTAAATTAGTTGAGGCAAGTTTAGATTTTGCCTCTAAAAAACCTAAATTAACATTTTTATTAAATAATCAAATAACATCATTAGATGAGATAGAAAATATAGAATTGCTGGACATAGAAATAAAAAAACATAGAAATAAAAGGTCACTTGATGCAAATGCTTATTGCTGGGTATTACTTGGAAAGTTAGCAGAAAAAATGAATATGAAGGCGGAAGAAATATATAAAATGGAAATAAAAGAAATAGGTGTATATGAGGTATTACCGATAAAAGATGCAGCAGTTGAAAATTTTATTGAAGCTTGGCAAAAAAATGGAATAGGTTGGCCATGCGAAATTATAAGCAAAAGTAAAATAGAAGGATATACAAATTTAAGAGCATATTATGGCAGTTCAACTTATAATAGTGCGCAAATGAGTAAATTAATAGACAGTATAGTAGAGGATTGTAAAATGCAAGGAATACCAACAGACACACCTGAACAAATACAAATGTATAAGGAGATGTGGAATGAAAAGTATAATTCAAAAAAAATACAATGAATGTTATATGTGTGGTGGACAGCAATGGTTAGAAGAACATCATATATTTGGTGGAGCTAATAGAAATTTAAGTGAAAAATATGGATTAAAAGTTAAACTTTGCCATTATTGTCACAATGAACCACCAAGAGGAATACATTTTAATAAAACTAATATGCTTATTTTAAAAAAAATAGGCCAATCAGTATTTATGGAATATTATAAAAAAAGTAAAGAAGAGTTTATAAAACTATTTGGGAAGAGTTATATTTAAATACGTTTAAAACGTGTTAAAATTAATTTTAAAGTATTTTTATTGTTAATTCGATAAATTATTCGTTTTAATATAAAAATGGTTTAAAATTAAAATTAGAAAGAGGTTGGTAAAATGAAATTTAAAAATCAAATGGAAGCTGTTAAATGGCATTTAGAAAATAAACATAAACTTAGTAGTCTACAAGCATTTAGACTTTACGGAATAACAAGGCTATCTGATAAAATATTTAAATTAAGAAAAAGCGGATGGGATATACAATCTGAAAAAATCAAAACTAAAAATAGATATGGAATTACTTGCGAATATTTTAATTATTTTATAAAAAAGTGTTGACAGGTATTTTATTTTGATATAAAATTAACGTAAAGTAAAGTGAGGTGATAAAATGAAAGTATACAAATTAAGACCTGAGGTTGAAATAGACTTTAAAAATTATGAAAATCAAAAACAAGTTGCTGAATTTTTAGGAATAAGTGAAAAGCACTTATCAGAAGTATTAAACAGAAAAGCAAATGCTAGTAAAATGCTGGCTTTAAGCATATCTCTTCTTAATAGAGAAGGTAATTTAGAAAAGTTATTTGAAGAAGTAAAATAAGAGGTGATTTAGATGGCTCAAAAATCGATTTAACTATAAATACCCTACAAACTATACCCAAAGATAAACAAATTGCTTTTTGTGACATGGAGTGATACTATGGCAATCGCTAATATAAAAAATATAGATGATGAAAAATATAATAAAGCATTATTTGTAATTAAATCTAAAGGTAGTAATTTTGCTAAAGAAGTTAAAAAAATGTGTGATAAATACGCTGAAGAATTTGATAAAACTTATAGTAAATAGGAGGCAAATTAAATGGAAAACAAAAAAGTAACATTAGATGTTTATATGTCAGATAATATTGTATTTAAAGATATATTTAATTGTAGATTGGGATGTTACTTAACAGAATTAAATTTTATACCAATTGAAGGCATAAAATATGATGATGAAAAAGCTAAAGAACTCTTAAATATATTGCAGAATAAAAAATTAAAATTAACTATTGAAAGAGGAGATGATTAAATGGCACAGGTAGGTAATAATTATAGACATGGATATTATGGAACTAGGACATATAAAACATGGAGTGAAATGAAATATAGGTGCAAAAATAATTTAAATAATTACAAAAATATAACATATTGCAAAGAATGGGAAAAATTTGAAAATTTTTTAAAAGATATGGGGGAAAGACCTGATGGTAAAACTCTTGATAGAATAGATGTATATGGCAATTATGAACCTAGTAATTGCAGATGGGCAACTTATGAGCAACAAGAAAATAATAAAACAAATAATAAATATTATGATTTAGAAAATTCCAAAATGACATTATCGCAAATAGCTAGAAAATATAATATAAGCAGGAGTAATCTTGCTAATAAAATTTATATTTATAAATGGGAAATAGGCAAAGCAATTAAATATTTGTTAGAAAAAAGAGGTGATTACAACGGCACAGAAAAGAATGTTTGACAAAAGAGTTACTGGTAGCGATAAATTTATGGATTTGCCTCACTCTTCAAAAGCATTATATTTTTTAGCGGGCATGGAAGCTGATGACAAAGGTTTTTTTCAACCAAGAAAATTACAAAAAATGTATGGATTCACTGATGATGATTTCAAAATATTAATAGCAAAAAGTTTTTTTATAGCATTTGAAAGTGGTGTAATGGTAGTTACGGACTGGAATAAAAACAATTGGTTAGACACAAGAAGAATTACAGAAACAGAATATATAGACGAGTTAAATATGCTAAAATTGATAAATAATAAGTATGAACTTGCAAACCTTACGGAGAGTAAGCGCTTAGCAAATGCTAAGCAAATGCTAAGAGAGAATAGTATAGAAGAGAATAGTATAGAAGAGAATAATATATATAATACATCAACCGAATCTAAAGATTCTAATGATGATAAATCTGATAAAGATACTAAACACAAATACGGAACATACAAAAAAGTTTTATTAACAGATAATCAATTAGATAAACTAAAATCAGAATATAGCAATTATGAGGAATTAATATCATACTTAGATGAATATATCGAAAGACTAGGTTATAAAGCTAAAAATCATTATTTATGTATAAAAAAATGGGTAGTAGAAGCAGTTGAAAAAGAAAAAATAAAAAAAGAGGCAAATAAAACTAAATATCAAAATTATAATCAAAGAAAATATAATGATTTAGATATGTTTTATGATAATAATTAATTGAGAGGAGAATAAAAATGAATAGAATAATATTAATGGGAAATATATCAAGTGATATAGAAACAAGATTAAGTGCAGATGGAAATAATCAAATTACGATGTTTAATATAGCAATTAACAGAAGAAATAATGACAAAAATGGAAACAGACCAACAGATTTTTTTAAAATAAAAACATTTGGTAACACAGCTAAATTTGTAGAAAAATATTTTGAAAAAGGAAATAAAATATTAATAGAAGGAAGAATGGAAAATAACAATTGGACTGATGAAAATGGCGTAAAGCACTATGATACAGATTATATAGCAGAACAAGTATATTTTTGCTCAAATAAAAGAGATACTTTTACTACTGTAACAGATGAAAATTTGCCATTTTAAAGAGGATGAGAATAGATATGTTAAAAATAAGAGATGATGTAGATTTAAAACAAAGCAGGTTTAGTAGTGAAGGAGTAATTATGAGTGAAGAAGAGAAAATGAAAATTGCAGTAGATTTGGCAAAACAAGGAATAGACCTAGAAAAAGTTGAAAGAATAGGCTGTGAATTAGCTAAATTGCTACAACATGTTGTTGGTTTAGCAATGAAAAATAAAAAGATATTGGATAAATATGATAAAAAGGAGTAAATAAAATATGGAACATAATTGCTATATAGGAGAATGGTTAGATTATGAAAACGCTGGATTAGTAACATATGATGATTTAAAAGAAAAGATAAAAAGTAATAATGAAACGTTTGAATATGGATTAAGCACATATGGCGAAAATTTTGTGAATGGACTTATGAAAGAATTAAAGATAAAGGATTATTTTGACAAAAGAAAAAATACTAATTTTAATAGATTTAATTATTGTCCATATTGTGGTAAAAAAATAGATTGGAAACAATTAAAAGAGAGGAGTAAATAAGATATGATCAAAGAATTGTCAAGATATTTAACAACGTTGATAGCAATAGATTTGGAAAAACATAGAGATGTATCGATTGGAATGTGTGAAGCAATTGAGAAAAGTTTTACAGATGAGAAATTTGATAATATAGAAAATATAATAAAAAATTTTTTAAATGATACAAGAACAGTATCAGAAATTGTGGAGGAATAAATGAAAGAAATAAAGAGATTTATATTATACCTATTAAGGTGGGAAGCCTCGACGCCCGTAATTGCATTAGTTTTATATTTATTAAATACTAATGAAATAATAGAAACAATAATAGCAAATTTAATAGGTGGAATAATATTTTATTTTGTAGATAAGAAGATATTTAAAAAGTGAGATGTAATTTATGATAATAGTAAGTCAAGATGAAGATTTAATAGTAAATTTTGAAAATATAACAACATTAGATAAAGAAGGGAAAATTATATTTGCAGTAGATGGTAATGCAAATAGTAGACAAATAGGTCATTACAAAACAGAAGAAAGAGCTAAAGAAGTATTACAAGAAATAATAAATAAATATTCTAGTTATTTAAAATTAAATGGTGGACCAGCAATAATGAAAGGCGATATTGATATACAACCAAACATATTTAACATACCAAAAGTATATTATATGCCAAAGGAATAAGTGATGTGTAGTATGGAAGATAAAGATATAGAATTAATATAAGAAAAATTTAACAATGAGAACAAATAATTGAACTACTATGATGAAATATTTATAAAATGCCCAAGTTGCCGTACTGAACTAATGGTATTTCCAAGAAACAAAAAATACTTTAAATGTAACAAGTGTGGCAACAAGATAAAAGACAAAGAATATAAGCCAATTATATTAAAGATAAAGGAGAAAATATGGAAAGCAAAAATATTTTTGAAGTAAATGGAATAAAATATTCAAGTAATATACCACCACAAACAAAAATATGTTTAAATCAAGAAGAATATGATGAATATTTACAATTAAAAAATGATAGTATACCTAAACAAGTAATAAGAGATAAAATAAAAGAATTAATTAAATATAGAGATTTAGCAAAAGAGTTAATAGAACATAAGATAGTAGTTGCTGATAGTGATAGTTTAAATTATGGTAGATCAGAAGCACACGATAAAGATATACAAGTTTTAAAAGAATTATTAGGAGAATAAAATATGAGTAGATTTATAACAAGACAAGATGATGATACATTAATAGAAATAGAAAGTATGGAAATATGTAAATGGAGATATAATGATGTATGTGTGAATGATAAATGTCCCGATTTGGCAGATTATCCATACCCATCAAACAAATGTGAGGGTAGTTGTCCTTATTTTGAAAAAGAAGATGGAATAATAGAATAGGGGGTGTGAAAATATGATAATACAAAGTACAAAAGAAGCCACTAGAGAAGAACTAATACAAAGAATAAATGAATTACAATATATAAATGAGCAGCATAGAATACTTAACGGAGAACTTAGAGAAGAAATTAATCAACTTAAAAAACAAAAAAATGAAATATTAGATTATATAACAGAAGAATAAGAGGGTGGTTAAAATTAAGGTTTTAGGAATTGATATAGGAAAAGAAATTTGGAAAGATATTAAAGGAAAACTAAAAACTGCTGGTGGCTATATATGGAAATATTTGGAGGTGTAATATGAGAATACTTGGCATCGATAGTTCTACCACAGCTACAGGTTATGCTATATTAGAAGATAATAAAATATTGTTATCTGGAGTTATACGACCAAATAAGACACTTTCTAGTATAGATAGGATAATTTATATAGAAAAAGAAATAAATGCTTTATATGACAAATATAAGCCAGATTTTATAGTAATAGAAGAAATGGTAGCTTTTAGAAATGCTAATGCTATGAGAATATTAATAGGACTTATATATCATTTAGTAATAGAATATACTAAAAAAGAGGCATTAGTAGTATTAGCAAGACCAAGTGAATGGCGAAAGGTATGTAATATTAAAGGCAAAGGTAGAAAAGAATTAAAAGAAAATGCAATTAAACATATACAAGAAAAATATAATAAAAAAGTCACAGATGATGAAGCAGAAGCTATATGTATAGCAGAATATGGATTAAGTTTGGAGGTTGAATAAAATGCTAATGATATTAAATATTATAACATGGATAATAAATTTAATCATGGTTATATTAGCAGTAATAATGTATAAAAAATATGAAACTATAAGTATTACATCAATAATATTACTATTTATGTGTTATACTTTTGAAATAATGAGAAATATAATAGGGGTGTAGATATGTTAAAAAAGGTTTTTATTAAGGAATATGAATATTTTACTTTATATGGTATATATTTGAATGGAAAATTAATATATAAAACTGCTGAAAACAAAATAAAAGATATATATAAAACGAAAGCAATTAAATCTATAAAAGCAGATGTAATTTTAAGAGGCGAATTATAAAAAAACACTTGACAATTAAAAAAATATAATATATAATGACATTGTCTAGGGAAACAATAAGAATTTATATAAGCATCAGAGTAGGACTTCCCTAGACAAGAAAACTACTTTGGTGTTTGTATAAATTCTTATTTTTTTATGGAAAAATGAATATATTAAGGAGATAAAAATGAATACGTATCGTATAGATAAAAAAGATTTAAAAAATAAAAAGGTGTTAGCAGAAGGTTATAAAGTTTTTAAAAATGATTGGTCTACTAAGTATATAAAATAATAGAAAAAGTGTTTGATGACTATAATGTTACCTTATATAAATATGAAAAAAAGGAGAACACAAAAATGAGGAGGTGAAATAATGGAAGGATTTTCAGATGAAAAAGTTGAAATATTGATGAGAGCAATAGAAAAATATGGAGATAAAGCACAAATATTGCAATCAATAGAAGAAATGTCAGAACTAACTAAAGAATTACTTAAAAATGTAAATAGAAATAGTGAAAATGTAAATGAAATAATAGAAGAAATAGCAGATGTGCAAATAATGATAATTCAATTAATTATGATTTATAGTAAAAAAGATTCAGAAATAACAAATAAATTTTGGGGCGCAATAGATTATAAAATATTAAGATTAAAAGAAAGGTTGGAAAAATAAAATGGGATTATTTAGAGATAAAAAAGATATAAAAACAATTATGGATTTAGAAGATACAATTACATATTTAAGAAAATTATTACAAGCCAAAGAAACAACTATGTCACAACTTGAAATAACAGCTGAGTTAAGATTAAAAGAAATAGAAAGATTAAATAATAAATTAGAGAAATATGAACAGAGAGAAAAAAATGAAGACGCGAACAGAAATGCAGTATCAAGTGATTTATTAGAGAAACCAAAGAAAAAAAGAGTTGCAAAAAAAGCACAATAATGATATAATAAAGTAAGTGCAATAGCCAATAGGCAGAAGATACTTATTGCACTTATATACTGAAGAGTAGCCAAGTGGTAAGGCATCAGACTTTGACTCTGACATTCGTTGGTTCGAATCCAGCCTCTTCAACCAATGCTTCCTTAGCTCAGTTGGCTTAGAGAGATGCTCTTGTAAAGCATAGGTCGTCTGTTCAAATCAGACAGGAAGCTCCATTGATGTAGTAAGATGAAATAAGTCGACGACAATGCAGAATTGTCAGCTGCATCTGTGCTTTTAGAGTTTTGGCGATACTAGTTAAAAATTATAAACTACGTGATTCTTGAATAGCAACGAGAGGATTTCAAGGTGATAAGCAACCCACACTAAACGAGGTTGTAAATCTAGGTATGATATGTACTAGTAAAATAACATACCTAGTAGTGTATATGTCTTTAGTGTAATGGTAGCACAATAGTCTCCAAAACTATTAGTAGTTGTTCAAGTCGACTAAGGCATGCCAAATGCAAAGTTTTCATATAATAACTTCTTTTAAATAGAGTATTGGTATATGCTAATACTCTATTTTTGTTGACATTTAAATCAAAATATGATAAAAGTATTGCAAGAGGTGATAAACAAATGATAATAAAAATAGATAACAGAACTGGAATAGAGAGATTTAAAGAAGTAATATGTGGTACCAGACCACACTGTGTTTTTTGTGCTAAAAATAATATAAAAACAAAGGTTGAACAATCTGTTAAGAAATATGATAGCGATTGTTTGACCTTTTTTTGCGACAATTTTAAGCTGCAATAACCATTCAAGTTGAATAATTACATGTTATATGATATAATATAAATGTAATTAGGGAGTTAAAAATGCAAATAGCAATAGATAAAAATTGTTTAAATAATATTGAAAAATTAAATAAAATCGAAAATTGCCAAATATTGTATATATTTGACAAAGAACCGTTATCAGAATTACTTGAGATAGGCCTTCATTGTACCCATATTAGTCAAATAAAGCAAATAGATATAAATCTAACAAATTATACTTTGCAAGCAATAAAAACGCTTAAAATTGAAAATATAAAAGAAACAGACATACCTGAAAAGAAAGACTATAAATTTGCTATAATAATACCAAACTACAACAATGACCACGGAGATATACAAGGAAAGACATTTTTGCAAACATGTATAGAGAGTGTTTTAAATCAAACGTATAAAAACTTTGAACTGATAATAGTAGACGACATGAGTGTGGATAATTCTGTGGAAACTGTGGATAATTATGTAGGAAAAGATAAGAGAATACATCAAATAAAAAATAGTTATAAAAGATATAATGGTGGAAGTAGAAATGTAGGCATAGAATATGCACTAAAAAATGTTGATTTTGATTATTTCATATTTATGGATTCAGATGACTGGTTTGCAAATAGAAAAGTACTGCAAAATATAAACGATAGTTTGTGGGGCTGTGATTTGATGATATTGGGACTAAAAATGATATTCCCAGATGGGTCAGAACAAATAAAAATAAATCAGTTTGACAATTATGAAGATTTTTTCATCAGCGATAATAAAGTATGGTGCACAGCATGGTGTAGAGTAATAAAAAAAGATAAAATAGTATATTTCCCAGAACGGAACAATAATGGAAGATAGAACTTGGAGCTATAAGCAAGCAGACAATGTCGAGTTGGAAAACGTAAGAAATATGCAAGAAGTATGTTATGTATGGAACAGATTAAATACAACTAATTCAGTAAGTTTAGTAAGAGATGAAAAATGGAAAGCAAGCGCTTATAAACATATAGGGCAACAAATAATGTTATTACAAGAGTTAAAACATAAAGAAATGATACCAATTTTACAAGATAGAATAAGAACTTGTATAAATAAAGTAAACAATGGTATATATGAACAATATTAAAGAAAAGAGGTGCAAAAATGGTAAAAGTAGAAGCAATAATTGATTTTACATATAAAAATTATGATAAGATAAAATATTTAGAAAATGTCGGTGAGATAGAACAAGGCAAAATATTTACTGGAGATACTTTTTATGTAGAAGATAAAGAAGCATTATATTTAACAGGAGAAAATAAAGATAAAATAGTAGCAGTAAAAGTATTAGAAGTACTACCAGAGCAGAAACCAAAAAGAAGAGTAAAAGAAAAAACAAAATAATGCACAAGGGGGATAATTTTATGGCGAGGCCTAAGAGTAACAAATATGATAACTTAAAATCGGATATAATAGAATATACAAACACGGCAGAGTATCCAATATTAAAAGAATTATGTTACCAAAAGCATTATAATTATGATTATGTTATGCAATTACAAAGAAATGATGAAGAATTAGCTCAGTCTATAAAAGAATTACTATATAAAAAAGAAAGTTATCTAGAACGCGAAGGAATAAAAGGAAATATTGCACAAACTATGGCGGTATTTACATTAAAACAATTGGGCTGGAAAGATGTAGTAGAAAATCAAATACAAGGAGAACAAAAAATACAAATACTAAATGATTTACCGAAAGAGGAAAAATAATGGTAAGTATAAGAAATATAATAGCGCCACATTTTTATAATGCATTTAATAGTAAAAATCCTCATCAAATATATGCAGGTGGAAGAGCAAGTACAAAATCATCTATGTTAGCTATTAAAATAAGCGAATTTAATTTAGAATATAATAATTGTAATGCTATAATAATAAAAAGATATCAAAATACAATAAGAAATAGCGTATATAAAGAAATTAAAAGAGCATTAAAAAGATTAGGACTGCAAGAGAGCATTGATTATAAAGCTACTGTAAGCCCTTTTTGCATACATATATTTCAAACAAACAATACGATATATTTTGCAGGTGGTGACGATTACGAAAGAGTTAAAGGCTTTATCGATGAAGATGCACCAATTAAAATGGTATGGTTTGAAGAATTAACAGAATTTGAAAATTCAGACCAAATAGACCAAATAGTCGCAACATTCTCAAGAGGAAATGATGATTGGTTTGTTACAATGTACTCATATAATCCACCTAAAAATAGGTTTCACTGGGTAAATTTATGGGCAGATCAAATGAAACAAAGAGATGATGTATTATATTCTCATACAAATTATAGAACTGTACCAAGTGAATGGCTGGGAAGTAAATTCATAGAAGAAGCAGAAAGATTAAAACAATATGATGAAAAACGTTACAGATGGATTTATTTAGGTGAAGTTATAGGAATTGAAGGACTTATATACAACCCAGACTTGTTTATTATAGAGCCAGCTGACTATATTGAAAAGAACAATATTAGAATATTATATATAGATTTATCAATCGACTGTGGACATCAAACGAGTGCGACAAGTTGTGGAGCTTATGGATATGCAACAGATGGAAGATGGTACAGATTAGATACATACTATTATAGCCCACACGAAAAAGCAAGAAAGAAAGCACCAAGCGAATTGGCACAGGACTTATTCGATTTTAGGACGGCGATGTGTAAGAAATATAATACAGTAATAGACAAAGAAACAGTAGATAGTGCGGAACGGAGCATTAAGAAATCAATATTTTGCTATGTTTGGAATAAGATTGCACCCTGTAAACAAAGGTACAAATAAAGAGGAATTAATAGAATATTCGCAAGACTTTATAGACACTGGAAATTATGTTATACTTAATAACAGAAATAATTGGATACATATCAAAGAATTAAAGAATTATATGTGGAAGAAAGACAGCGTGGAAAAAGGGAAACCCGAACCTGATAAAGAAGAAAAAGAACTTACTGGAGAAACATATTACAATACATATACAAATGATTATTCATATTATTATGCAGAACATAGTTGCGATGATATGCAATATTGGATTAAAGATAATTTACAAAAATTAAATTTAAAATTTTAATAAAGGAGGAAACGATGGAAAATATTTATAAGAATTTAGCTATTCAATTAAGAAAAAAAGGAGTGTCTGTTATTGATACTGATTATTATGACCATATAATTAACTGGAAAGAGTGGTATAGTGGTAATGTTGATGACTTTCATTACTACAGTATAACAATTGCAGATGGAACAACAGTTGAATGCGAAAAAAAGACAATGAATATGGCAAAGAAATGTTGCGAAGATATGGAAAAATTAAATTGGTCGAGTAAATGCGATATAAAACTAGGTACAGACGAAAAGACAAAACAACTTTGGAATGTATTAGATAGCAAGCAAAACAATTTTACAATAATGTTTCCACAAATGCTTGAGTTAGCTTTTGCATTAGGAACAACAGCAATGACCGAGTATAAAGACAAATTAGGAAGAACAAGAATAGAATATATAAACGACGCCATGATGATAATTCCTTATGCTTACGACAATTTTAACATAACAGGGTTTGTGGTATTTAATCAATGGCAAGATGAAGAAGAAGACAAAAAAGT